ACTAGGTAGCCGGCATACCTAATGTGCAGACTTTAACTAACTAAGATTAAGAAGAAGGTACAACAAAAGCAATACCAGCGTCATCTCGTAATACGGCTGTGCCGTAGATAGTATCAGCAGTAAACAAGTCACCTAAGTATTCTTGTTTGTACTGTGTTTGTGTGCGTACACCAACTTGCTCTGCAAATACAATAGCATCTTTGTGGAACAAGCCACCAACGCGATCAGTACCTACAGTAGGGCAATTAGCAGTAACGTATACATCAACACCATATACCATACCGATCTTACCAGTTTTAATCGCGTCACCAGAACCAATGAATTGTTGCTCAGTGAAACGGTTAAGACCCAATAGATCGTTAGAAGCAATAGGAGGAAGAACTAAGACGCGAGAATCCATAGGGACGTTAGCATCATCCAACTTAAGGATCATCTTACGGATACCAGCATCAGTGATGTCACTAGCGTTAGTAGAGTTACCTGTGTAAAGCGTAGTACCGTTACCAGCAATTACTGCTTTTTCCCAAGCTGCTGCGCCTGTACCACCTACGGTACCTGATTGAAATGCTTCCATTAGAGCAAACAAGTCATCATCAACTTGTGTAGCTAATGCGAAACCAGCGTCATCGGTATAGAACTTACGCATTGAAGCTAAAGCTTGTACTTCTGCGATGTCTTCAATTAACTTTGAGTACTCGTAGTGCTTGTTAATCCGAATCTGTAAAGAGCCAGCAATGTCAGCAATCAATGTTACTTGACTGTTAGCCGATTTTACAGAGGCATTGCCACGATTAGGCTTAGGAACTAAATTAGCTACTACTAAGTTTGATTTGTACGCTCCGATAACTTCATCTGACCATAGTTCAGGGATGAAATTAGCTGAGGTTGTCAGCGTACTGTGATTAGAGCCTAAAGCCATTATGCTTCTCCATTAATGTTATTTAACCCGCCCCTCTGCATACGCTTGCTGTATTTCATCAGCCAAGCTTGCATAACGGTTGGGAGCTGTTACTTGTAGATTGATTAAATCAGATCTCCGATACATCTTTTTACCACCAACGGCTTCTTGAGTAGATCTTCCTTCAGTACTTGTCTGTCTTAGGGCTTTGGTTCTGCGAGTCGTCTCTTTCGCCTTAGCTTCTCTGGTACTTGACACCATATTTAATTGGTTCCATGTCCCAAATAGCTCATTAGCGGCTTCAAAGTCGAAACCTCCGTCAGCTCTTTCATACAATTCCTTACGGATAGCACTGTCCTGTACCCATTTTCCAAAGTTATCATCTGCAACGATGGTTCTGAAATCAGGGAAAGCGGCTTCCATTTTAGATACGGAAGCTTCTCTAAGGGCGTATGCTCGATCTTGTTTTGCTTGAATAATATCAGGATGATTATCTACAGCAGACTTAACAGCCTTAGCTGGGTCATCGTAGAAGTTCTCTTCACTGACGTATTCACTGTCTGCCTCTGTTGGTGGAGGCATAGCAGCATGTTGAGCTAATTCAGCGGCTTGGATTAAAGAATCTATTAACTTTCTTTGATCTCCCACCTCTTGTCCTCTTTTACCGAGTGCCTTTTCAGCATTCTGGTGCATATCAATAACGTCAGATATGGACTTACCGTGATACTTCTCAGGTACATCAGGAGCTTGTACTTCTTCCTGTTGCATTGGTTGAGGTTCTGTAGGTGCAGTCTCTAAGGGTGCTGTTTCAGCGTCATTTACAACTATACTCATTTTAGTTCTCCGTCCATTCTTATGGATTATGGATAAATATAAATGGAGTCCTCATAACCGCATTAATGGGTTGTTGAAGATTGTTCCATAGTGATTTTAGCAATATCTTCAGTGCTTATAAGCATGCGAAGTATTGCTAATTGTCCTTTGGCGAACCAAAGTTCCTCTATATTACGAATAGCATCAACGTCTTGAGCTTCTTCGTAGATATTCTGTAATTCCTCTAATAGATCAGCCCATCCAGCGGTTTCACACATGGACATACGGTCATTAAAGAACTGTGTATCTGTTTTCATAAGGTATTATTATAGATAGAAAGTTTAGTTTCAATATCTGTAGCTCTTGCCTCTGTTCTAGAGAGTTCCGCCTTTGCCTGATTAAGCTCAGTCTCAGAAGCAAGATGTGCCACTTCAGGAGTAGTTCTAGCAGTCTCACTGGCTTGTCGTTGAGTATCCATCATGACTTTCTCAAGATCAGCAGTGTCTTTCTTAAACTTAAGCATGCGTTCTTCCATAGAGAACTCATCTGGTACAGTGGTTTGTGCCTCTGCCTGCCATTTAACAGCCTTAGCTTGTTCTTCTTGAGCTTCAGCTAGAGTTTTCTGTATGGTAGCTTCAGCCTGTTGCATCTGTAACTGCATATGAGCTTGTTCCATCTGCTGTGCTTCAGGATTAGGTTGCGACCCTTGCATAAGAGCGTTAACAATCTGATCTCTATTATGTATAGACGAGTTCTGGAACAGTGCAAGTAGGATAATGTTAAAAGCAGGAGAATCTTTAGGAATAGATTGTAACATCTGAACCATTTGAGTCATCTCTAGCTCTTTAGCCATGATCCCCATTGTAGAATAAGGGATGAACTTGTAATCATTAACAGGATACCGCTCAACATCGAACTGTATCTTTCTCCACATCGCCTTATTAATAAGCGGTATTAGAAAAGTGTTCTGAAAGTTCATTAAGGTACGCTTCTGTCTCTTTATAGAGGCCGCTTGCGTCATAGACATCCCAGATGCAGTACGATCAGCCCCCACAGAGACATCAGAAGAGCCAGTCCCCATCTGAATCATGCTCTGTAACAGTTGAATCTGTTGCATGGTAGATGGATCAGTCTGTCCCAAGTTCAAAGGCATAATAGCATCTCTAGGAGAGCCATTAGTAAGTACAGTTCTTCCTGCTCTTACCTCAAACTTGACACCTCTAGGTAGCCGAGTAGCGTCTGCCGCCATCATAGGTGTAGTAGTAAGTGCCAGTGAGTCAATTCTAGCTCTCATCTCAGCATCAAGTGCCTTCTGAGGGTTGAATCCCTTCTCACATACGCCTCTACCCCAGAACTTATTAGGAACAATGTCATGTTGATAGGAGATAAAAGGTCTATCTACCATCATGAAGGCATTCTCTTCAGCTCTCAGTATGTAGGAGTCGTTAACAATAGTAACTACAGCTTCTACAAGTTCTTCTTTCTTAGAATACTCGAAGTCATCCTTCATCATCTTCTTGCGAAGGAATCTCTTAGGGACTTTGCCCCAGTATTCTGTAATCTTTACGTTGTCTGACTCATCAGCTTGTCTTGTTTCTTCCTCAAAGCCAAAGGAATTAATAGTGTAGTCCCCATCTAAAGGAACATCATTATAAATACCAGACTTAATACCCTCTAATACAAGGTATCTAGGTTTGATAACTTCATGTGCAACCCCAAGAGCTTCGTTTATAGACAAAGCAGAGGGATCAATCAAGAACTCTTTAGGAGATATAGCAACAAGCTTAACATCTAAGGAGGCTTTCTCAGTAACACCTCTTGAATAAGCCGCTGTTTCTCCAATCTGAGTATCAGTAGGTACTCTTTCTACGTTCTGTTCAACAACAATCTTACCAATACCAGTGCCGTATATAGCAGAGTTAAGGAAGACCTCACATATAGCATCCTTTACTCCCGTATACTCAAGATCTTCTTGTAGTAAGTTACGGACATACTCAGCATCTTGCTTATCTTTGTCTAATAAGTCATCCTTTATGTCAAACCACTTTCCACGACCAAAGGTAGCTTCTTCTAGTTCAGCAACAGCGGACTCTACAGCTTGTTGTAATGCAGGAGAGATCAATCGAGACTTCTCAGAGTCTCTCATCTTGTCTTGAGCTACCCATATACCACGCCATAGACGATAATACTCATCCCATTTAGCAACATAGTTCATATCTCTATGAGTACGCCAGCTATCTAGCCGATAAGAGAGCCAAGAGACAAGAGCAGGGTGTGATGTTTCTTTATCTTCAAACATATTTAATCTTAATATCCAGATACTTCATCATAAGGTTCCCAGTCTTCTTCTAATTCTATTGAGTGTGCAAAGTCAGCAATTGATACCTGATCTATGTAGGACAATGCATCTAATAAGTCATCATGTGCCAAATGATTGGGGAAATCTATCATCTGAGACTTGAATACCTTCCAATCACGATCTCTATTGAAGGTAATCTGACCATGCTCCATTCTACCTTGTAATGACCAAGTGATCCTTTCTGTTTTCTTCTTACCACCATGACGTAATTCATCAATGTGGATGAACTGGTTGGTTGTTCGCATCTCATCTTGTAGATAAGGCATAATAGCGTTCTTTAATGAACCAGTTTCAATGCCCACAGTAGAAGCTTCAATCGCAGTAGCCGCCTTCAGTATCTTAGAGGCAGTTTCTTTGATAGACCATCTACCATGTAGTATATCTTTAACCCACCATTTGTCTTCATTGATCTTAACAATGGCAATAGCAGTCTCATCAAGCTTAGAACCCTTGAGTCCCCGTTCTTTCTCTACAGCTTCAAAGCCAGCAGGATCTACAGCTATGACATATTGACCAGTAGAAGGTTCCTCTCCAGTAGCAAACCATTCTTCTTTAAATATACCACCAGTAAACGATTCAAAGGATGCCTCAAACTCTTGTCTATAAGCCATAGTAGACATTGAGTTCCTTGCCATCTCTATTTCATCAGAAGGAATATAAGGGTTATCAGTAGAGTTATAAGTAAAGCTTTCCCACTCAGGATCAGTCTCAGCATTCTGATATAGATCGTAGAAGTGGTTCTTTCCAGCAGGAGTTCCAATGAATAAAGCCCCACCTCGGACATCAGCCAAGGTAGGTCTTATTATCTGTTCCCATACAACAGGTTTCATGGATGCATATTCATCTAATACGACATAAGCAAGACCAACACCCCGTAAGGTATCAGGTCTATCTGAGCCTTTGAGGAATATCTTTCGACCATTCACCAAAGTCATTTGAGCCGTATTCTCATAAGTAGATTCAATCACCTCCCGTCCAAGCTCTTTTAATGTATGCCACATTATATCTTTAGCTTGTTGAAATGTTGGCCCCACATAGAAGACATCTTTCGAGTCTGACTGTAGTGCCTTGATTAAGAGCAGCCATGCAGCTAATCGAGACTTGCCGAACCTGCGCCCAGCAGACACAATCTTAAATCTTGCTTCACTGTTAAAGATAGCTAATTGAGCAGGATGAAGATCAATGTTAAGTTCCATTTACTTAATGTCCCCAGAACTTCTTATAGTATTTAGAAAGCCAAAGAGCTTCATCTTCGTTATCAAAAGCAATAAATTCGTTATTATCTAAAGCATAATCAAAAGCATCTTGACTACTGAGGCTCTTAAGTTCTCCAGTATCTTTATCTTGAATGATATTAGGATAAACATAATATATTCCATCTTGTTCGTCCATAGCCATCTGATGAGTAGCCACCATTTTCTCCCCTTCTTCAGTCTCACCCCAATCCAGTCGAGGATAGACGCTAGGGTTCTTTATTCTTTGTACAAAGTTCTTGTTTTTGTTCTCAGGTCTATAAAGTATATCCGTTATATAATCCACTTCCA